ACAATTCGATCACGCAATGGTCTTAGCATTTTTCCTAACCTTTTTGGGTGCTGGAGTGGCTGCCAACTCCTCACAAATTGGCTGCGGTGGCATCACGACTTGATGTTCGCCGCACCACATACCAGCCTGTTTGGTTACTGACTCAGGATAGCGCCGGCAATGGCCAAACTGCGTACCCTGAAAGAATCTGCAGTTTCCGCAGTTCACTTCTGGTAGATTTCGCCAGAATTGTTAGTACCCATCTTGGTATCGCGGCCCTTCATGGTCATTTTCTCGCCCATAGGCTTGTTTTTTCCTTCTTGCATAACGGCGTTTTTGGTCTTTTCTTTACGGCCAGCTTTGTCGTTGCAATGCATTGGGACATTAAATGTATTAGGCATTTTGGTTTCCTTTTAAGAAAGTTGTTGCAGTTTGTATAAAGTCGAATCGATTAAATCAAGAATCTCATCGATAGTATTCTGTAATTCAGAGTCTTTTGGCAAGTGTTTTCTGTTTTCATCAACATACTTTTGTAACGCTTTAAAGTAGCGTATTGGGTCTTTTTCAATCTCGAATTCTTCTTCAAATTCCTCAAGCGGCCCATACCGTCCGATATACGATTCTACCAACCGGTCTACCAAGTCTGGAATGGCCTCATAGTATTTGCCTAAAGCCTTGTGATTGGCATAACTTCTGGTCTGCCAATGCTGCAGATGCGCACAAGTCGCAGAGTTTAGTAACGCCAGAGCGAATGCTTCGATGTCTTTCATAGTTCCTTCAAACAATACATATTGATGACCTTCGGCCCTGTCATTTTATCTGCCTTTGCGCCTTTTGTCGCAACAATTTTATCTTGCTGGTGCAACAATTTCCATAAAACTGCTTTGATGGAATGTGGTTTAGCAGACAACTCTGTAACAATTTGAGATTGTGTCAGATTTGGCTTTTGCTCAAGCAACAGCAAAACATCACGGGCCAGTTTTGGACGGCGTTTTAGTTTTTTCATAATAAACAGTTCCCTATAAAACCTTTACTTTTACCATACCGCCTTTTTGCTGGCTAAATTTGTAGGTGCAATTAATTCGTTTGTCGTTAATGTTCCAGGCATCAGCAAGACCATCCTGGCCAGCTTTAAACGCTGCAATCATATTGTCTTGATCCCTGGGCCGGTTATCTGGCGCGTAAAACTCAACTTCTAAAAAGATGGGGCCTTCTTCTGGAATCGGCAGCGGGTGCTGCAGCGCCAGGATGCGGACCGCAAACCGGTATTTTTTCTTGGCAGCTGCCTGCGGAGCCCAATGCCCACGGTAATTAGGGCTCAGTTCTTTTGGCGGCCAAGGCAAACTAAGTCTATCGGAGGAGTTTTTCGATTGTGTCATTAAGAACGCTCAGTTCAGTTTTTTTTAAAACATTCCAGATAGACTTGCGGCCATGAATACCGTTGTGGCTGCCCTGGTGGCAATCCTTGCAAAGCGGAATACAGATGTATTGCAGGCCTTGTTCAATATGATGGGCATCACTAGGCCCAGCCTCATTACAAACGCCACAGGGCATGGTTTTAACGGTTGCCAGGTAGCGTCTTTGGGCCGCGGTCAGCTTGTTATTCAATTAAGCAGCCTTTACCGATGCGCGCAATACCGCAGCTTTGAATAAGTAAGGTTGATCAAACTGGCTTTCCAGAATGCCCAACTCTTTGCCCTTGGCCACAATGCCGGGCCATGATTCGTGCCATTCTTTGCCGTCAACCACGCCAGGCAGGCTGACTTTTAATTCATCAGACCAGCGCTCACCACGCAACCAGGTTCCTGGATAGCATATGAACTGGCCGTCATTCTTGCGCCATTGGTCCGAGCGCATCTGCTGCCGGATAGCATCCAATAGTTCTGGCAGCGGTGGCCGGATTCCCTCAGTCTGTTTCCAGGCCTTACGGGCATCTCCCTTGGCCACACGGCGCGGGTAAACCTTCCAAAATTCTTCAAAGTCTGTCATTTTTAGTCCACCAAAGAATAAGGCCAACCAATATGGCCACGATCAAAATAAACCAAGTAAATTCAAAAAATATTTGAGATTGAATGGAATAAGGAATCATGCGTCTTTTCTTTCGCGGATGGCGCTTGCAACTTGTTCCAGTTCAATGCCGTTAAACCAGGCCATCTCGGCTACTTTGGCGCATTGTTCGCGCTCGTAATCTGCGGCTTTTTTTATTGAAGTAATTAAACGATCAGTAGCAATCTGCCTAAACTCGGCAAGCATACTGTTTGCAAACTGTTCTAGCTGCGCCTGAGACGCATACCAATTTTTTTTACTTTTTCTTAATCCAGATTTGATTGCAATTTCTTCGAGGTCATCGAGGGTCATTTGCGTTCTCCTTTTTGCAGAGAATAAATGATTAATAAATAGTTTGCAACCTAGGATTTGTTTGTTTATTTTTTTAAATAGATTACCCAAGGGGTGGAAACATCCACCTCAATCCCAGAGTTTCCTCCCAGATAACGCATGACGCAGCGATTCATTCATTAAGAGTCTTGTCCCACCACTTTCCTCTTAACTATTCCGGTCCCTCGCTGACAGGCCAGAACCCAAACACGGGGTGCAATGCTGGGTGTCTTTTATTCCGCGCAGCCGATTCAGGCCCATTGCTATCGTGCGGAGTACGGTCAGCTGGCCAATAAAAAAACCCCAAATCCTTGGGTGGTGCGGCCTGGCAGGGCATCCTTGGAATAAGTCCTCATTAAGGCAAATGACCAATTCCAAGCATTTATCGCACCACCGAAAAATTCGGGGTTCAATGCCTTAATGAGATTCCACCGGTTGCCACACCGCTGACACTCATATATTACCACGGATAGGCAAGTAGGCAAACGCCTATTTTTGGTAGGCAAACAACTATTTTTCTAGGTGTTTACCCTAGTTTTATAGGGGATTTCCCTAATTTTGATAAAAAAACACAAAAATCTGTTGATTTGGGTAAATAAACAGTTTACTATTCATTTACGGTCAACTTTCCAGACCGGACAAAAAGGAGAAACAAAATGTTTACAGCACTTAACCCAGTAGAATTTGCAGAAGTTATGTCGGTAGGCCGTCATATTCCTTCGGCATTTGAATCTAAGTCTGATTTAGAAAAAGCACTTTCACTAGATGCTGCTGGTGACCGTTATAAAGCACAAGGTAAATTAGAATCAGCTAAATTTGCATATGCCCGTGCTTTACATTATGCAATTCAAGCAGGTCTATAAATTAATCAACGGGGCCTCGGCCCCATTTATCGGAGAGAATAATATGCAAGCAATCGACATTCAAATCACTCAAATTGACCGCCTAGGTTTGTTGTTAGCACAAATTGCTGACTTGACCAAAGAGGCAGACGCAATCAAGGACCAACTCAAAGAGGCAGCAACTGCCGGCGGTCCATCCTCATACGAGGGCAATCTATATCGCGCCACCGTTGTGGCCAGCAACCGCCAGGTTGTTGATTACAAGGCCCTGATCGCTGACATCGGCGTTACCGATGAGCAGCTGCAGATGTTTACCAAAACCACCGCAGTATTTGCAGTAAAAACCGTTAGTCGTTAGTTAACCGGGGCCTCGCGCCCCATTTTTTAGGAGAATAGAGATGGATGATTTGCAAGACTTGCATCACCAGCAGCAGCTGGAACACCAGGAGCAATTAGCGCAGCCGGCTTATTGCGACTACATTGCCCACCTAACCAAAAACGCCATGAATGCGCGGGACCCGCTTGGAATCATTATGGGTGCTGGCCGTATTCATTGGGACCTCAGTCCAGAGGGCCAGTTTCTTAGCACCAAAAAACATATGTTTGTTGTTGATTGCAATAACCGTCATTACAAAATTACTGTGGAGGAATTATGAAAGACACCAAAATTAACCTTGTTGCACATCATTTAATCAGCAAGAAAAAAATAACCAGCTGGGAGGCAATTGGCCGGTATCACGCAACACGCCTAGCAGACATTATTTATGACTTAAAGGCCGAGGGTTGGGACATCTTGACCGAAATGGTCAAGGACGAAAACGGGGTTCGTTACGCTGTATACCGTTTGCTTTCAACACCTAAAAATCATCGGGTGGCAGCATGAAAAAGACTAACTTTGAGGCCAATAAATGGCAGCGCAATCTGTTTGTTAAAAAAGAATCGCCTTGGATGGAGGCCTTGGCTGCAGTTGGTTTAGTAGTGTTTTGTTTACTTTTGGCATTTATTTAATCGGAGAGATGATGAAAAATATAGCAACTGCATTAGTTAAAGCGCAAAAGGCCTTTGGGCCTGCGCTTAAATCGTCCACCAATCCACACTTCAAATCGAGGTATGCTGATCTGGCTGCCTGCGTTGAGGCCGTGATTGATGCCCTTAACGAGAATGGGATTGCTTTGCTGCAGCATTCGCATGAATGCGCAGACGGCATCATCATTGAGACCATTTTCTTGCATGAGTCCGGCGAGATGATCTCAGGCGGCAAACTCCATGTGCCAGCCACCAAGCAGGATGCCCAGGGTTACGGGTCAGCAATGACCTACGCCCGCCGGTATTCGCTGCAGGCAGCTTGTGGGATTGCTCCAGAGGACGATGACGGCAACCAGGCATCGCGCCCAGCCAAACCTAAATCAACGCGCACCAAGGCAGAAGTTGAGGCGCAAATATCTGCAACAGCAACAACCGAGCAGCTGACAGCAACTTGGAAAACATTACTGCCAGATGAGCGCGAACTGGTGCGCGAGTTTGCAACCAAACACAGCGAGAAACTAAAAGGGGACGAAAATGCGGGAGCCTAATCCATTTCAACAAGACGGGACCTGGTGGAATGACCGCCTAGGCAAACTAACTGGCTCCAGAATGGCAGCTGCCATGAACTTTTTAAAGTCTGGCAAAGAGTCAAGTGAGCGCGAGAACCTACGGTATGAGGTGGTGGCCGAGCGCATTACTAACACTTTTGCCGACAAATATATGACCGCGGATATGCAATGGGGTGTTGATCAGGAGGCCGCAGCCAAAGAGGCCTTTGAGACCCTTACGGGGTTGATGGTTAAGGATGTTGGCTTTATTGACCATCCTAGTATTCCAAACTGCGGGGTGAGCCCAGACGGCTTTGTTTCTGACGGCTGCTTGATTGAGGTCAAATGTCCCAAGACCAAAACCCATATGAAGTATGTAGCTAATCAAGTTATCCCTGTGGAATACAAGCCGCAGATGCTTTTGCAATCGGCCTGCACGGGCAAAGATGTCTGGTTTGTGTCTTATGACCCACGAATGGGCGAGGGGCGCGATTTGTTTATTAAGAAATACATCCCAACCCCAGAAGAAATCGCAGAGGTTGAGGCAGCTGCTGAGAAGTTTTTAGCAGAATGCGATGCCCTTTTTGACTTTTTTAACGATAAATCAAATTACTTTGATAAAGGAGAATTTTAATGTTAATGATTGGATTAGCCCGCTTGGGCAATGACCCAGAGGTTCGGTATACACAAGACGGCAAGGCCATTATGGATTTGTCCCTAGCGTTTTCTTATGGCCGCAAGGTTGACGGCAAGCAGCCAACCCAATGGGTAGATGGGACCATGTGGGGTGACCGCTGCGAGAAACTAAAACCGCACCTAACCAAAGGCCAACTGTTGTTTGTCAGCATGACCGAGCCCCATGTAGAAACCTATAAGCGCAAGGACGGCACCGAGGGGGTCAGTTTAAGGGCCAGGGTGGGCGAATTAGAGTTTGCCGGGCCTAAGCCTAACTCGCAGCCAGAATCGCCTCAAAGCGCCGAAAAATACCCTTCCCGGTCATATGTGCCTATTGACGATGACAACCCATTTTAGGAGAGGAAACATGAAAATGATCATAGCCGGAGTTTGTTTGTTTATTCTTAGTGGTTGCGGAATCCTGCCAGACAAGCAGGCCATGCCAGAGCAGCAGCTGGTGGTGGACGATAAAGTCCACGCCATGAGCCGTCTTGAGGTGGTTACGGCCATTCAGGATTGCCAGGTAGCCAAGACCAGGGCGGTGGTGATTTACGCAAAACGCAAAGTAGGTGGCATGACCCGTGACATTGTGGTGGATGTTTCATGCGCCCCGCTTTATTGATTGTTGGGGCCGTTTTGCTTGTTTTAGGGCATCTGGAGGCCGTTCATAACGCCTATCTTGAGGGGTTTTCAGACGCCGTAATCATGCAAGAAAAAAACCCCACGGTTGAGGTGGGGCCAAAAGGTGCCAAGGAAACACCAGAAGTCACTATTTAGTCTATCACGCGTATGGCCGAGTACCGCTGCGATCAATAATTAATGCCTGCTGCCGGGGCTTGTCTTCCGGATTGTTGGGGATTGAGATGTGGGTCCAGCGGTCAAACTCGCGGATTACTTGGTCATAACCAATATCGGCAGCAATTACGGCCTTAACTACATCATCTGGGGTCATGCCTGGAACACGAATATCTGCAGCGCAGCCAATCCGGTGTTGGCTAGAGTCTTTAGACCCTACGGCATCATTGACCAGTTTAGACCGAAATGCGCTATTAATCATGACGGGTTTACCGCCAACAACCGTTTTAACTTGCTCTAAAAACTCTGCCAACCGTTTTAAATTTGATAATTCGTTGAGATTTGGTGAGTTGTCCCAGCCGTTCCGAGCGGCAGTTTCAGAGGCCGTTAATTCCTCAAGGGTAAAGTGTTCACTTAGGTTCATCTTTTTTAGCCTTCATTTCCATAATCTTTTCAAGGGTTCGGCCACCAAAATACGCCGACATAATTAACATACCCCATTCGCCTAATAAATTGACATACGATTCTTTGGCATCGTAACCAAACGCCGACATCATGGCAAACAAGAAATAACCCGCAAAAATAGCAACCAAGGACATTGGTCTGATATTTTTAGATAGCCAAGAATCAGAGCCTAAATCTGCTTTCCACCGGTCAGATATATTGTTTTGCTCGTTCATGTCGGCTTGTAATTCGGCCAGCTTGCCTTCCTGCTGCATCTTTAATAATTCTTGCTGGGCTTTGGCTTTAGCCTCTGGGTCTGGAATAAATTTATCTAGGACCTTCATCCCAACATCAAATAAAGCGGTTAACGGAAACATTATTTTTTACTCCCCCATAC